TAAAACCAGATCGAGTCGTCTGAGTAGCAGAGACAATCGGAACATTATTTTCTACTGCAAGACCACGAAGTTCTTCAGCAATCGCCTTAATGTAAGTATAACTGTTAACATTCGCACCCGCTTTGATTCGAGCAGACGCACAGATATTTAGATAATCAATGAAGATAATATCTGGACGGAAGTTCTTCTTCAATGCAAGATCATTAATCAATGCGCGGAAGTGAGCAGGATTGGCAGAGGCAGTTGGATATTCTTTAATAATCAACTTGCCCTTGACTCTTTCTTTCAGTTTACCCATGCGTTTCTCATACATGTCTTTCGGCATGTTCATGAGATCTTCAAGAGTTACGTTGAGAAGATTCGCATCAATACGTTCAGCGATCTTCTCTTCAGCCATTTCTAGAGTAATGTAGACTTACCGACGCCAGTACCTGCAAGAGCAATGTTAAGGGTCTTTTGCGGCAATCCACCTTTAGTGATCTTGTTGAAGTATTCAAGATCGAAGGGGATTCGTTTCTCGATGCGATGATAGAAATCATACCGATCAGCGTAATTATCCAAAAAGTCGTGACCAATATGAGGATCGAAACTAACCCCCAAAGCATCAGACAAAAGAGTAGGAATGCTTCCTTTGCCCCTCGCTTCATCTTTGCCATCCAGTATTTGAATACTGTCCATGATAGCATTATAGATTGCTTTTTCTTGGCAAAACTTTTCTGTAGTGTCAAGAAGCCATTCGAGTTTTTGTTCTGATTTGTCACTTGATACTTCCTTGAGTAGGTCAAGAGACTTATTTAACTCAACTTCAGTGAGTTTCGTAGACTCTTTGAGAGAAATTTCAAGAGCCGCAATCGGAGGGAGACTATTATACTTTAGGATGAACTCCTTTATTTGCTCGAAGAGTTTTCTTTCGTGGCTTTCGGTCAGATATTCTTTCTTCAGGAACGGCAGCGCCTTCCTCATGAATGTCTCGTTCCGAATCAGATTCGACAAGATCAAGTTCTCTGTTTTCATTCGGTTCCTTCATTACATTTTCAAGAGCACTCGTAAGTATATTACGCATTACGTTAGAAGTAAAGCGCGCAAAACTTTTAGACTTTACATCACAATTATTCAGATTAGAGATGATGTCATAGTCAAACGTCAATTGACCATCATCCCCAACCTTCACGTTATTAAACTCGACAATAACACCATCATATTTCTTAAGATACTTGATCGCGAATGATCCAGGATCACCATTCAAATCTAAGAAAAATGTATAGTGCTTGTCGAGTTTAATAAACTTTCGAGCATACCAAAATTCAAGTTTAGCAAGTAAATTTAACAAATTACTCATCATCTACCTCAGCAACTGTATCAATATTACCTGCTACCGCCGAACTAAATTGATAGTTTTTGCGAATCCACTCTTTGAATGATTCATCAGCAAGAATACTATCCCAGAATTCTGGACATTCAGTATCAGCCAAACGCCACTTCTTGCTATCAACTTCGCCAGTAGCAGTATTGACCTTTGCGTACCAGCCAACGTTTGGTTTAGTTGCATGACCAGACTCAAGAGCCATCTCAAGTAAACCACTGTACTTGCTAATGCCACCATCAAATCGAACAGTCACAGGGATCTTGGCTTTCTCTCGAACATAACGCGACTTCTCTACGTTGATGATGAAGTTATAGCCAATCAAATCCTGACCGTCTTTTTCCTGTTGACGACCAAGGATGTAGATGTTATCAGCCGAGTAATAGGAACCTGTTCCGCCACCGACAATATCCTTGGGAAACATACCGATTTCCTTATAGGTATGATTTACTACAACCATCGGAATATCCTTTAGGGTGAGGTGTGGTGTCACCATACGGAACAGGGATTTAATTTGCTTTGCGCGACTCATATCAGCAACTGACTTTTGATCAAGGGCATCCTCAACTTCTTTCTTAGAAGCCAAGTTACCGATTGAGTCAATGACGATCATGACGCGCTCGCCACGTTCGATCTGAGTCAACTGCTGCATAATATCAAACTTCAATTGCTCAACGTCTGTGATCGGAGTGTGAACAACACGATCAGTGTCAATGCCAAATGAAGTAAAATAGTTTTGCGGAGTGCCGAATTCTGAGTCATAGAAAAGAATAACTGACTCAGGATACTTGTCTTGATATGCTTTAGCCATCAAGAGGCTGAACGCAGTCTTGAAGTGTTTACTCGGACCAGCCCACATGGTGAGCCCAGGAGTGAAACCGCCATCAAGATCCCCAGAGAACGCAACGTTTACAACTGGAATCTTGGTCTGAATCATATCCTTTGCAGCGAAGAACTTCGATTTCGCAAGAATAGCAGTATCTTTAATTGTTGTATTTTTCTTTAACTTTTCGAGTAGACTCATGGTTTTCACCTATTGATTGTAAAATTAACGGCAGTTATCACATTATTATAATATATTTCTATCAGTTTAGCAACTCTATGTCTTATGATTCATCAAATCTATAAGAATTGCTTCCGTCGGGTTTGCTTCCTTGTATTGTCTGTTATCTTCTTTAATAATTTCATCAAAAAATTTCGACGTAGTTTTCATTTTAGTGACGCAAAAGTAATTTTGGATTTCATAGTTTGGTTTCCCATTAAGAATGTTAGTATCAAACAAATGAGTGTCACCATAGTAGACTTTATAGTTCTCAGGTATCGAATAATAACTTTGCTTATGCATGAACATACAAGTACCAGATCTGTAATGAAATCTAATGCTCTGCGTTATGTTCTTTTGCTCCCACTCAGCAAAATAAACTTGGTCTTCGGATACAAAGATACTGTCACTCGAGAAAGTAAATATACCGTTTTCTGGAGTCATGAGCAAACTGAGTGGCTCAAGAACATCAATATCAAACAAAACGTCATCGCTATACAGACAAATGCTATCGCAACTTGCTTCTATGACTGCCAAGTTCCATGCTGGATTTACATAAACGTTTTCTTTTTGTGGTAAATATTTTAATTTTTTTAGATTAAATATTTCTTTATCAGTTGCTGTCGTATCGTTATCAACAACAATAATCTCACCAACCAATGGATGTGAATCGAGTTGAGGAAGCATTTTTTTGTAATGCTCACCTTTCCATAAAGTTGGCATTATAATACTAATCATGAGAAGAACGCATCAATAGAATCCACCTTTTCGCTATGCCAATCAATAGACGATAAGATGATATCAAGTGGTTCAAGAAATGACTTTTCAAACTGAAGATCATGATCAATATATTGTTCCGCGCCAAGTTGTTTCGGAATACCAGATAAGAAAGCAAGAGTATTGTTATTGAAAATGTTTGGTTGCTTCAAGTAAATAAACTTGATCTTTTCGCCTTCTTGGATTAATTGGTATCGCTTCGTGAGATTCTTTGCTCTCAAGAAATGATTATAAACCAATGCGCCTTTAACATGAATGGGTGTACCTTTCTTAAAGATATTTGCGGCATCACCATATTCAGCCAACCCATTTACAGATCTTGGGAACGCAATATCCTCAACAGGCAATGTTCTAAACTCATGCCGAAACTTCTCAATAAACTTATGGAGATCATCTTGAGTTTGTGTCATGATGATATCAATGGCTTCTTTAATCTTTTTACGGCAAGCGGATGGCGTCGATGACTTAACAGCCTCAAGACCCATAATCTTGAGTTTGGGTTTAGCATACGCAACACCTTCGCTGTTATGAACGTTTAAAATATATCGCTTCTTGGCAGTCCAGATTGCTTTGTCAGCAAGAGACTCACGCTTCATTTCCATGCGCTGTTGAAACGCATTGACATATTCTTTTAGTTCTTCATAAGAAGAATCAATGAACGGCTGGATTTTGTCATCGCAAACCTTGTCCATAAACTTGATAACTTTCTTTGTGTCAGAAGTATCAGGATAAAGTTTTTTAACCAGCGGACCCATGTTCAAATAGATCGAGTCAGTATCCGAAGCGATGACATAATCCTCATCTTTGGTTTTGAGAATATTGTTCATATACTCATTGATCTTCTTCTCAATCCAACGAATAGACAACTGACCTGCTGTCGTGATACCTTCGGCGATACGAATATCAAAGAAGCGGAAGTATTGATTACCCAGCGCACCGTAAGCAGAGTTTAGAGTAACTTTCTTTGCCAACTGAAGATTGTTGTATCGTGCAACTTGGTTCTCGAGATACTGAACTTGATTCTTATCTTCAAGAACAGTTTCGATTTTCTTCTTTGCTTCCAGCGCCAACTTCTTATAGCGTGTACGATCTTTGTACATGCTATCCATAATTTCAGGCAATACACCCTGACCTCTATTCATATGAAATAACTGACCATTTGGTGTTACAGTAGCACCAAGATCTTTTAGAATATCAGTATCAACTTTCTGATAAAGCAAGTTATCAACATTAACATCGCAATTCTGAATAAACCCACGCATATTGTCGTTATACTTCGCTGGCTCAATCAGAGTCTCCATCGAAATATTATACTGCATGATCAAGTGCGGATACAGACTGTTCAAGTCGAATGATGCAACCCACTCATGCATGCCAAGAATCGGATCCTTAACATACGCACCTTCATAAGCAGTTTTTTTATCCCCTTTTGACATTTGTGGGATAACAATCTTTTTCTTTAGCAAGTAATTATAAACGATCGCATCCCACATTCTCACTTGCGTGAACACATCATCGTAGTTTACTTTGTTATCATACGCAAGAGTCAAAGCCAACTCAATTAACTTCATCTTGTCTTCGAGTTTCTCGACAAGTTCAACGTCTTTGATGTTATACTCAATGAACTTTTGATAGTCGTGCTTGTAGAGTTGGTGTAGTGTTTCGAATTCAGAATAGTCTAACTTCTTCTCACCCAACTCAACGTGAGCAATATTGTCTAGTCTGTACGACTCTTGTTGTGAATAAGTAAATTTGCGATAGAGTTGGATGTAATCAAGAATCGCAATCCCAGGCATTTCATATACCTGAGTTTTGCGATTCATAATATAGGCTTCGCGTTCGTTGATGCGATTCCAAGGAGATAACTTTTTGGCTTCTTCTTCACCAAGAAGTTTCTTTATGCGATTTACGAGATAGGGAATATCGAAGGTTTCAATATTCCACCCAGAGACTACATCTGGATGCCATCTTGTCCATAGGTCGAGGAAGCGTCGTATGAGATCGGACTCATCTCTGCACTTTGCATAGTGCACGTCGTCACGATGCTTGACGTAATCGCCACAACCAAACACAAAATAATTACCTTTAACTTTGATAGAGATTGCGGTGATTGATTCGTTTGCATCTCTTGGTTCTGGAAATCCATTTTCGGATCCAACTTCGATATCAAGATAGGCAATAAGTATTTTACTGACATCCCAAAGAATATCATCAGGATACTCATCAGCAATATAAGCATACTCATAGCGATTATTCCCAAAAACAGGAAAATTGTCGACACTTTCGTACCTCTTTAGAAAGTCACGGCACTCAGGAATGGTGCCAGGATTAATTGGGTTTACATACTCTCCACCAAGAGTTGTGAACTCAGATTTCTGTTGTGATGGTAAGTAGAAGGTGGGTTGGTATTCAATCTTGCGACGAACACGTTTGTCACTTTCTACGCCTCGGAAAAGAATAAACTTTCCCGAGACGCAGATATTAGTATAGAAGTCGGACATATTATCCCAAAATTAAATCCTTGGGAGGAACAACAATTCCTGCCCCGAAGATTTGATTATACCCGTTTTTCACTTCATCAGCAACTTCTGCTTGACAAATGATCTTATCTCTTGCAACTGTAAACGGACCATTGCTTGCTTGCATCCAAGGCATAAAGCCAAGAACTGGACCTTCTTGTCTACGCTGCATCACACAAGCAACAGGATTCTTGAACGAAACATTATTCTCGCTCTCCAATGTAATTTCGACTACTAATTCCTCGCCACTTACGAGTTTGAGTGCTTTGATTTCCGACATCTTGTTTCTTCCTTTTGTAATTGTCAAATAAACCTTTTTCTCTTAGACTTTGTGGATTTCCGTTTCTATGGAAAACATCATGCGCCAATGTCCAAGTATCTTTACCAACTTTAAGATACCACCCACCAAACTCTTTGATTTCTATCTCTTTAGAGACCAATAAATCATTTAGTTCTTTGAGTGAATGCATTATTCAGTCTCAGATGCATCACGATTCTCAGTTGTGTGACGCTTCATTTTATACCCAACATGATTAGCGTGAGCAGCAATCATGGCGCGACGAAGATCGCCACGAGCATGTTGATCTCCAGTCCAATCATATACTTGACCCATTGTAAGCATGCGCTTGGTTGCGCGTGGCAGTTTAGCATTAAAAAAATCACTACGATTAGCCATTTAACAATTCCTCACATTTCTTAATAAAACGTTCATTCTGTCCTGGATGAAAACTTTGATACATATGCCAGAACATTTCATTTCCTTCTGTACCAAACGTTGTACCGATACCATACTTTGGCATGCCATCAGCAAGATCCCAATATGGTGGTGCATCTTTTGGTTCCCAATCCATACGAATTGGTGGCGCATCATAACGCAATGGCATTAAGATCTCAACTGGAATGTTACCTTCTCTGGCTTTAAATGTCAACTCTTCAGCAACATCGCCGCGATAGTTCGGCAAGAATGAGGGTCGACCAAGTCTGTTATATGTGTCGAGAGAAACCGTAACGTTATGCGGAGCAGCAAATACATTTTGATTGTTTTGAATATGATTGCTGCGTTGAGCAGAACCAATCACCTTACCAGCATATGCTTGCTCGAAGAAATAATCTAGAGCATTATCAGTTAATGGCAACGCATCAACATCAAGAAACATAACCGCATCATGTCCCTTCGTTGCCAACATCTCCATCAACTTATCCATTGTATATCCTGGCGGAGCCTCGCTCAAAACAGGATAGTGCATAATATTGGATTTGTTATATTTCTTAACAACTGTTTGCTGCAACTCAACCATCTTGGCGTTAATATTGCGCATAAAAATTGTGGCTATACAAGGATTACTCATTATTTTCTCCAATAGTATCTGAGATGGTAAACCATCTAGACTTTATATCTGTTTCATCATCAGGTAGTAAAAACGCATATGGCTTTTGGCAAACAGCAATGTAGTATCCGTTCCACCAATCTTTATCATAAGATTTTTGTCCATTCGCTTCAGTTATAGTTGAGAATATTTCCCACTCTTTAACAACGTTTACAAATGATGCACCGAAGCCTTCTCGTGTACCTTCTCTGACGATAGGA